TTCACTTTCATCATCAAGCGTGACAATGGCACCACCGTCTTCGGTGTCTTGCACATCATGCTTCTCAATTTCAATGTCGATGAACTCACCGCCCTGTGGCTCGTCCATGTCAAGATCATTTTCCATTTACTTCTCGCATCCGGTTTAGGGGGCTAATCATGCCACCCTTTGCTGCCGTTTTGTAATAGGTTGCTTCGGGGCCGTAACCGTAGCGCAAAGGATTGATTGGTGCGCCAACATAAGTCCTTCCAAAAGCAGAAGCAAGGGTTGTCGGCGTTACTATTGGGGTTACGGGCGTTGTTGTTGCTGCTGTTTTTCGAAGAACAACAGGCGGAATCACAGGTGGGATCATAATATCAGGTCCACCATGCCCAGAATTTTGGGCTGGAATTGGCCCAGTTGGACCAGTATAGGCTGTATTTACCCAATCTTTACTTGGAACGCCGTTTAAATATGATCCATTAATAGCGCTTTCGACGCTGGCTGGAAATCTGGTTTCATAGGCGTTGATTGTCTCGCCCTTGGCTGGGTTGGTTCCAAATAAATCACCAAGCGCGTGTCCAATACCGGAAAAGAAGCCTTCCAATGGGCTGGTAGTTGAAATTGGTTGGCCAGTTGCCAAAGAACCAATGGTATTTCCGGTTGTAAGACCAATTAGAGTATTTGGAATCCCTGCTGGTGTAAGCCCAACGCCAGCATCAATCAGGTTTTTGGGTGCATCTTTTACAATTTTATTGATTGCATCCTCAAATGGAGAGGATGACGGTACTATAGTCGGAGCTGGTGGCGTAACCACTGCTGCTTTGAGCTGGTCGTCCATGCTTTCTGGACGGGCTGTCGGCATTGGAACGGGGGCCGGAGCTGGAGCTGGTGGTGTTTCCATTGCCGTCTCAACAGGTCGCGTTGGAGGAAGAGGTACATTGCCCGGCAATGGGGTAATGGTGGGCGGGTTGTCTTCAGCTTTGGCTGGGGTAACAACCGAATCCAAGATTTTAGCCATAATATTGTTGTCTAATGGTGACGGCTGTCCATTGGCTGCTGCCATAAGAGTATCGTATCCAGATAGGCCTTGTTGCTGAGCAGCCTCATTCATGGCTTGCTCTGCGGTCTTGTATCCCATGATAGAGCTTGGACCCATACCTGCAAGCGCTGCTTCTCCGGGAGAAACCATTGCCTGTCCAGTGCCAAGTTCACGGGCAAAAGATGGAAACGACCTGTTTTCAGAAAAATCTACTTGTGAGTACTCTGGTCCCAAATTTTCTGGACGAGCTTGTGGCATCGGTGTGCTGGGGGCAAGGACTCCACCCATAGCTGCAAGGTCCGCTGCCATCTGTGGAGATGGAATACCACCCATCTCATCAAGAGCTTGGCCAGCAATTTGAGCTGAATTGGCGCCGGAAAGGAATTCGTTACTCAATCCATTGGAGGTTGGGTATCCTGTAAATCCACCCGTTGGGACAATGCTGCCCGGGAAAGCTGCCGTTGTGAAACTTGTAAGCCCCGGAGGTTGACCCAACTCAGCTTCATTGGTTGCGTTTTGAAGGGAGCCAGTTGCTGTAGGCTCACCACGGGAATTATACTCTTTTGGGGTTTCAGCATATCCGGGGGAGCTTTCAAGGCCGGGGCCGATTGGGGCTGAGTAAAGATTCTCACGATCTCCACTGGTATTGCGGCCACCACCGTCTCCACCCCCACCACCAAAAACGGCAATGTTCCACAAAGAATATTTGTTAATCATAGGACTGATTCCTTGGGAACACGTTTTCCATTTTGATACCGGATGTATCTAATCTTTTTACCCCAATGCCCAAGCTCAATCAATTTTTGGCGCATTTTGGATGTAATTTGTCTTGCATGACCGTAAGGGGCAATGACATCAACAAGCACAAGATGCGGCCCACTTTTGAAATCAGACGGAACCAATTTCCTAGAACCAGTCAAGAAAGCATCAAGGGACTTATCGCTCATGGATGCCCATGTTCCAAGGCCGACCAGTTTTCCATTTTCTACGACATAAACAAACTGTATCAAATCAATAGGCGGCTTAATAATATTATAGATGTCCTCAATGTACCAACGCTTATGAAGGTACGATTCATTCATAAGGTCGATAATCGGGTTAATCATTGATGTGCCATCCGCTGGGCCATGTAGCGGTCAAAATCCAATCCCCGCTTATGAAACTCTTCTTTGATTTTGGCAATGAGTGCGTCAGGGGTTGGCTCAGCAACATGACCACCATGTGCCATATTGAGCTGCCCACTCATGGCTAGGGGGGATGTAGCCATTACGGGTGAACCGGAAACCAGACCACCAGCTTGCATCAGATTCCCGATTTGGGTTTGGGTATCTTTACCATCGGACTGGTTGGCCCAATCAATGGCTCCACCATCAATGAAATCAGATTGCATAGGGATTTATCACTTCTGCTGGAGGTCGGTAATCAATATCGGGTTGCTCAGTTACGGATATATTAGCATTATCTGCCATCCACCGTAAAGCCTGAGTCGTGGAATCCACATAGTCATCGTGCCTAATGGACCCTTCTCCTCGGAATGAGCATAACTGGGAGATCATCTCATCCGTCCAAGTTGCGGGTACACCCGGCATTTTCTTGGACTCAACCACATAGACTAGGCCTGAAGCAAAGAAATGCGAGACGGCGTGAAGACGTTGGAGCTTAGATGCCTTTCCGGGATTATAACCAAATGGAAAAATTCCCTCTCGATAAAGCGTTTGCCGAAGGGATATACCGGAACCTTTGTCTTCGATGATAAGATGATCTGGCTTTTTGCCAAGGTTGTACGGTTTCCTTGAACCAAACTGGGGCTTGATAACGGCATTAAATTCTTCATCTCCCCACCTGACAGTCATTTCTTTCTTAGCTCGATCAACGAGGTCAGGGAACCCCAGATGATCACTCCAGCAGTCCAGAAGAAGAAAACCAACCATACCATCATGGTCAAAATAACCCCAAACAGTACACGCTGTAGGATCGGGATCACCGCTCTTCTTGTTCGTAGTCTTCTCAGTAAAAGCTGTATCAAGGGACACCACAATCATCTGGAAAGGAGGCAACGGCTGGGTACGGGGCCAAATACTGAACCAGTCTCTCTTAATAATCCCACCCTCTTCAGAGTCAAGCAGTTCCCCCATCAACTCCTGTCTACCGATCTTCGTACCATTATATTGCGACAGATTCTCAAAAAAGTTGGCTGGCAGGTTCTTTTCATTGTCAAAAGTGCTGCCCCGTATTAAAATAGTGTTCTGCAAATTAACGATCCGCCGGACATGAGCCACTGGCCTCGGCGTCGTCGTCCACACCATCTGGGGATTATCACCAAGGCGCATACCGAACTGAAGCATATCCCACACTTCGTCGCCATTCTCCCAAGCCGCAAGCTCATCCCCCCAAGCCCAATGGTGCTGTGGACCACGCAGACGGTCCGGCTCACTGGCCGAAAATCCCTGCATTGTCGACCCATTCTTCAGCCGTATCTTCAGCTCACTCTTATTATAGCTCTCAACAATAGAGTCAGGCATCTGAGCCAATAAACCCGCTGGTCCCTCAATACACACAGACTGGGCATCATACCGGGTAGGAGCAATAATCGCCCCATACGACTTAGGATTTTGCCACGCTTGCCACCAAGCCCAAGCAGCTCCCATCCTTGTCTTACCAAAACCACGTCCAGCCAAAGCCCCACAGTAAGACCAGTCCGTACTCTCCGGTATTACCTGATTAGGCCTAGCCGTCTGGAGCCATTTAAGCCTAGCCAGTACAGCCTCTTGGTTGATTGGGTCGAGGTGTGCGATATTATTGCTAATGGTTTCAATGGCTTGCATAAATCATAACTTTGAAAACGGGTGGGTGGGGGGTATAAAAATTCTCGGAGGATCCAGATGGGGGGTGCCACCCCGATGGACGCCACGTCCTATCCAGAGATGACGCCACGTCCACTTTTAGAGACTGCCTGCTTCGAGCAATGTCGGTTCCGGTGTCACGTCGATGGCCTCTCTTGTCCTAGCAATCTCAGCCAATGCCTTGAGCGCCTGACCGATATCTGTTTGAATTTGCAGCGGATTTTCCTTGTCGCCCTTCATCTCGATAGATGACAGCCTCGGATGGACATAGGGAGCAGCAGCGATGGCGCACTGTATCCTATCAGACAGCTTGGCTTCTTTCAGGTGCATGATGGACATCAAGAACGCAAGCGGCGTTGACTCTGGACCTGACCCAATAACGTCCATCACCTCATTTACCTTGAATTTCCTCATACTACGGTCAGATGTACCCGCTTTCCTACCCGCTCCGACCCTTCTCCCACCCCTCGC